TATAATTTTTACTTTTAGTTATTTCTTGTTTTGTAAATATTAATGGAACGATTTCACCAAAGTTAGCTAATTCCTGTATTGAATTAAAACCTGTTTGTGGAGCAAATCTTTTTGGACCAGTTTGACCAGCAGTTGTAAGACTAGGAGGAGTTTTAGGTGCTCTAGGTTTTGGTGCTAATAAAACAGATACAACATTAAGAATAACTCCTAATAAAAATTGACCAAAAGTAGTTAATGCACCTTTAGCAGTTAGAATACCTAGTGCCTGAAAATTTACGACATAAGGTAATTCATCATATTCTTTGGGTCTTTTTCCGTTATATGCCTGTGTTAATTCTACAAAATAAAAATATTCATCTTCTGTAATTCCTACTGTTTCACATAATTCGATTTCTGCGGGAAGTAACACCCTACGACCGCCAGGCCGTCTAAAGGACTCCATCTTACCTCCGATTCTCCGCAGCTTATCCATCCTTCCTCATAGTAAACAGCAAGACCAAATCCATTATTAGATTTACATAATGCAACTGTACCTATATTAAACTGTTTTGTCTCGTTTCCCCACTTTTCAAGTTCTTCTTTAAATATATCAAAGTCTTTTTTTCTTACTCTTCTATACCAATCTCTTGTAGGTTCTGGTGAATCTATACCATAATATTTTAAAACTGTTCGTGCCAAAGATACACAGTCTGCTGCATGATGCTTTATTGGATCAGCACCTAACCTATAAGGTAAACCGATAAGTTGATGTGGCTTCATCTATTTTGAATATCACTTGTTACTGGTAGTTTACCAACCACTTGACTTGTTAACACAAGACTTGGAACATTAGCACCAACAGCATCTATAGCACTACTTAATAGAATTTCTACAACATCTGGATCATAAGATAAGGATGCAGCAAGCCATGTATCTGTTGTTAATATTGAATTATTTCCATCTTCTAAACTATCTATATCATTATTTTTCATAATACAAACATTTACTTCAACAAAATATTTATTAATAACAGCTTCCTGTGCTTTTGCCATACTTAATGGATGGTTAGCCATAATTAAATTAGACTCAATATTGTCTCCTGATCTATTGATAGTTGTTCCTTGATAAACAAAAGGTAAATAATGAAATTTTTTACTATTAAAAGTTATTGTATTTCCATCTTTTTTTGTACCTACTGAAGGATCTCTTTTTCCATTTTGTAATCGGTGTATTGTAGTTTTTTTGTTATTATTGTCTATTTTAAATACTTCAACAAAAGTAACTAAAGTTGTAACGCTCATAATCCAAGAGATGCACGTTGACTTCTAGAATTTTTTAAACTGCCAAAGGCTTGTGCTTTACCTGCTTGTGCACCACGTTTTGCAGCAGCACCGATAATCTCAGGAACAGCAGATTTTGGAACGTACTCATCACCATTGAAGTTTAATGTTGGACCTGTATATTCAACAACTGTGTTACCAGAAGAACCTGCAACAGTTCCAGGATCTCCAGAACCACCTGGAATCACAGCACCACCTCTAGCACCTGCTGAGTATCTAGCCATCGCACCAGACATCTTAGAAGCTGGAATAATGTACTCTGACTCGCCACCTTCTCCTATCAATCCCATGGTAGGAGAATTTACAACACCTCCCTGTTGAAAAGCTTTAAATCCACCTGATCTACTAAAACCACCTTGTGCTGCAATATATGTAGGTCCAATAGGTAATGCACCTCCACCTCCACCTCCACTAAACATTCCACTAAATATGCTGCTAAATGCTTTATTTAAGAACATACTTGCTAGTTGTTTTGCTACATCTGCTAATACTTGTCCTAATGTTCTAGATCCATCGATTAATCCCATAACAGCATTTGTCATCCCACCAGCAAGAATTGATTCTATTTCTTTTTGAGTTGCTACTTGTTCTCTTAATATTTTATTTTTTTTATCTTGTTCAATAACTTCTCTTTTTACAACACCTATATTTTGTAAATTAATTGCTAGCTGATCTTTTAAACTTTGTTTTTCTTTTTCTAGTAAATCTAATTTAAATTTATTTAAATTAGTAGATTCTAATTCTTTTTGTATTTGTAAATCTATTTGTCTAATTTGCTCTTCAAATCCTACAAGAGTATTTTGGGCTGATTCTTCTATTAAAAGCACTTGTTTGGCTAAAGCTGGATTTAAACCTTGTTTTTGAAGTTGTAAAATTCTGTTTTGTGTTTCAAATTCTTTTTCCATTGAACCAATTAACTTTTCATGTTCAACATTCAATGCTTCGTCTAATCGTAATCCTGCTTGTTTAGCAGCACTCATTCTTATTTCATTTTCCGTAGCTTTTTTAATATTTTCTAGTCTTGCTTTTTCTATTTCTCCTCTTCTATTTAAAGGTTTAGTTCCCTTGCCACCTGAAATATCAAAAGGATTTATTCCTCCAGTTCTATTAGGAGTAGGATCAGTCATTCCTGGTTTAGTATTTAATTCTCTAAGAGCTTTTTCAGTTTCTTTTAATTGTTGAACAAGAGGATCTTCTGAACCTAAATTTGATATAGCTTTATTTAAATCTCCACCTGTAAGACTAAATACATTATTTACTTGTTCTACTAGATTGGATTTAATTTTTAAAGCAAGTTTATTAGCTGCATCACCAAAAAGCTTCATTGTTTCTGCAAACTCTCTTAAAGCCATAACACCATCATTTCCAATTACTTTTGCCGTATCTTTAGTAATTGCAGCTAATGCAGCTTGAGAACCTTGTGATTGTTCAATTAGTTTTATTTCTGCTGCTCTGGTTGTATTTATAATTTTTAATTTTTGAATAGCATCATCAATATTTACATTGGCAGGGTCTAATGCTTTACCTAATTCTGTAACTGTATCTCTAAAATTTAGAATTGATTGTAATGCAGCAGTAGCAACAAGACCTCCTGCAAAACCTCCCATTTGACCACCCATCTTTGTACCGATAGCACCACCAGCAAAACCAGCTAGACCTCCAAGTGGGCCTTGTCCAAATAACAATGGAAACGCACCAGAAATCAATCCACTTCTTAATGCTGCTCCACCGCTTCTATCATTAAATTTATCTCCTCTTATTACTCCACCACCTCCAGATCCTCTTCTTATTGATCTAAATTGCTGCTGCCTTTTAGTCTCTTTTGTAATTTCTTGTTCTGTTCTTAAAGTATTTGCTGCTGCATCTTGATATGCTTTTGCTCTTACTAATTCTTTAGCAGAATCTGCTGCTGCTGCTTTTTTAATAGCTGCTCTGGCTTTGTCTACATTTAAACCTTGTGCTGATAATCTTTCTATCTGATCTCCAATATTCCTAGTTCTTATCATCGAAGCTCGTTGAGCTTCTTTTAGTTTTTGTACTTTTTGTTCAACTCTAGGAGCATTGTCAACTCCATTTATTTTTCCTGATAATCTAGAGATATTATTTAACGACTTTTCTAAAGCTTGTACTTGTCTTAAGCCATCAACAATAACATTAATTTTTGCGTTACCAGCAGCCACAAACTTTTAATTTTTTTCTTATTCTACCTGCGTCTACGAATTTTTTCCATTTCTTTCTCTTGATCTTCATTTAAAACTTGAAAATAAGCACTCCAACCAATTACTTCTTCTAATGTCATTTTTCTTACATCAGCAAGACTCATTCCTAATTCTTTAGCAATACCAAACTGCAACATCATTAAATTATCTTTACGCAGTTCAGCACTTAAGATTTTGGGTCGATTTGCTCTTCTTCCTCCTGAATAATACTTAACATCAATTTTTGTAAGTCAGAATCTCTTACTTCGTTTTTAAGAACATCTATTTCACCCAACTGAAATAATTTTTGTCCTGTTTCATCTTGTGCTTTTGTTAAAAGTAAACGTAAAGCAAATTCATTAGCATCATCAGATTTTGCCATTCTTTGTGCTCTTTCTTTTTCAGCTAATGTAAGAGGTGTTACCCACATCTCAAAAACAGTACCATCAGATAAAGTAACTTCTTTTTTTGTAGCTTGTAGATTTGCAGCTTTACGCAAGCGATCTATTGCTCGCATAGTTTTGGTAGATGTCATAAATTAATATTATTACTATCTCATTCTAGTCTAGTTATTTAATAAACTCAACTATTTATGTAGTAGCAAAATCAAATGTAGGTTGAACGGCAGGTCTAAATTCTACACTTACTGTTTGTGCATCATCAGGATTAACATTCAATGATGCAGAAGTTAATGTAGCTTCAAATTCAATAAATCTACTTAATGTATCGCTAACAGAACCACCAGTAAATACTTGATCCATATATAGTTTCATGGCTGCACCTACTTGCTGTCTCTGTAGCACATCTTGAACCATGCGGTTTACCATTGCTGTATCTTCATTTGTAAAATAAGCAGTTGCAGTACCTGTACCATCACCAAAACCAGCAATGTATTTTCTAAATGGAGTGAATTGTGTAGGTGTACCACCAATAGTTGTTACGTCTATTTCTTCTCTAGATATTTCAAATGTCCATTCCCTTACCTGTGAAACACTAGCAAAATCTGCATATGCCACTTGAAACTCGTTTGGAGATGCTGCTGTACCGACATCAGTAATATTTAATGCTGAACCACCAGAAGTTGCTGACACCTGTAATGCTCCTGTTGTGGCTGTATA